GCGAGCGCCAAGACGATGAGGCCGATCGGATTGGCGGCAAGCACCACATTGAACGCCGCCATGATGCCCATACCGCTGCGAATTGCGGTGAAGAGCGCTCCGATCGCGGCGGCGGCCGGCATCACGACGAGCGCGCCGAGCTTGGCGATGACCGACACGAGCGAGCTGCCAAGCAGGGTGCTGGCGAGTGCGAGATTGGCGAAGGCCACGACCAAGGGACCGGCCACCATCGCGCCCAATGCGACCGCGATCGTGGTGCCGTAGCCGAACGTGTCGCCGACGAATGCGACCGCCGAGCCGACTTTCTGAAGCACATTCCAAAATGCCCCTAGTCCTTCGATCACCACGGGCACGACGTCGCCCAGCGACTGGAACCACGCTTCGATCTTCTCGGCGACGATCGGCTTCAAGGCGGCCGACAGCTCGACAAGCCGATCGACCAGCGGTTCCAGATGCGGGATCAGTACGGCGCCGATCGCGATACCTGTCGCGCGCAGCACCTGCCAAAGCTGGCTTAGTTTGTCGCCGAACGCTTCGGACGACTTGATCGCGTCTTCGCCCAGCACCAGGCCGAGCGCGTCGGCTCTGCCCATCAGATCTTCGATGGCGCCGCGTCCGCCATTCAGAAGCGGAATCATGTCGCTGCCGGCACGGCCCAGCAGCGACATCGAGACGGACGTTTTTGCCGCCGCGTTCGACGAACTCTTGAAGGCGTCGGACAGCTCCAGGAAAATCGCGTCGGCAGTCTTGACGTTGCCGGCTGCATCTTTGATGCCGATGCCGGCTGCCCGAAACGCCTCTTCGGCTTCGGCACTGCCGGTCAATACCGACGTGATGTTGCGGTTCAAGAATTTCATGCTGTCAGCAAAAGCCTCGGGCCCCACGCTCGACTGCTCGGCCGCGAAGGCGAGCCGCTGGAACGTGCCCGTGGCAATGCCGGTCTTTTCCGATAGCATCAAAATCTGCTCGCTGTAGTCGGCCGTCGCACGCGTGAGGCCGATCAGCCCACCGCCGCCGAGGCCGCCCAACGCGGCGAGCTTGAGGCCCGCACCGGCCGCCGCCATGCCGACTTGGCCCAACGCGTCGCCAGCCACACGCGCACGCGCTGCCACGTTGGCGAGGCCTACATCCTGGCCGAGCTTGCCCAAAGAAGCTGCGACGGCGCGCGGAACCTGACCGACCTTGTCGAGCGCGCGGCCGACCGCCGCGATCGGGGCCGTGGCCTTGTCGATCGCCTGCAGGATCAGCTGGACCGTCATGCTCGACATGAGCTCAATCCTTCTTCGAGACGCGCATCGCCTGGCCGTGCCAGAACATCAGATCTTCGCGCGTGAAATCCCCGATCTCGCGCGCGGCGAATTTCACGATCAGGGCGACGTCGCCGGCGACGTCGCCGACGTCGCGGGGCCACCCAGCAACAAAGGGCCGACGATCTCCATGAGCCGCACGAAGTCTTCGGCGCGCATGTCGCCGATCGCCGACGGTGGCACGTTGGCGAGGCGTGCCGAGATGCGCGCGGCTTTCTCGGTCTCGCCCTTGACGCCGTCGCCCGCGAAGAAATCGCGCGCGCGCACGTCGGTGCGCAGTGCGAGTTCCGTCACGCGTCTGCCCTCGACTTGGATCGGGTGCTTGAGCACGAGCTTGATCGTTTCGGGCACGCTGGTGTTGAGCTGGGCGGTGTCGGGCGCGGCTCGCGGCTTGTCGTCGGACATGGGTTGCACTCCTTAGTTAGGGCGGTTTTTCTTTGGCTCGTTAACTCGCGCCCTGCTCGACGCAGGCTTTGGCGTTGATGACGACTTTGAGCTTGCCGTCCTTGAGCTCGGACGCTTCGGCAACCCAGGCGTTAGAGAGAACGAACGTCGGGCCGCTGTCGCATTCGAACGTCGCGGTCGCATCGACGATCTTCATCAGCGTATCGACCGACACGTCGGCTCCGTGGCTGACCTCGCATTCGATGGTCGGCACCAAGGTTTCCTCCATGAAGCCGTGCACCTTGGTGCCGACGACCGGCGTGCGCTTGACGCCCGCGAAATCCTTGAGCGTGGCGCCGGGCAGCGACGGCAGCAGATTGCCGCCGACCCGGACATAGACTTGACCCGTGCGTTGGTTGGCCGACGCCATGTGCGTCTCCTTTGATTAGAGCTGGGCTTCGTTAGAGGCGGAACTGGAGCAGCCCCGCAAAGGTGCGGAACTGGTTGACGAGGTCGGGCGGGACGAGCGCGTTGAGACGGTTGGGATCGCTTGTGTCGCGCACGACCTGCAGATCGGCTTTGTACTGGTCGAGATTTTCGGCGAGCCCCGCTTCCTGCCACTGCACGAACAACGCGACCAGCTCGGCCACGATGTCCTTCGGCCTCGCGATCGTGAGGCCGCCCGGATGGTCGTCGCCCGCAAGCTTGTGGCGCGGGAACCGCTGCAGGATGCGCGTGCGCATCGACCAACGCAGATATGCCAACGTTCGCATCGTCTCGACGTCGAGATAGGCCGTGTCGGATGCGCCCGCCGGATTGGTCTTGTAGGTCGTGACCAGGCGCTCGATGGCGACGGTGCCGTCGTCGCCGACGATCGTGGTCGCGATGCCGGCCGCCAGCAGCGTCTCGCGCTCGCCGCGCGTGCGTCGCAACTCGCGCACCGGCGCCATGACGTTCGGAAGCGTCAGATACTGGCGCGGGCGTGCGGGGTCCGGTTCGAACGCGTCGCGTGCCGCGATCTGCGCGGCCTTGACCCACGGCGTGGTCGGCTCGTTGCCGGCATCCGAGATCGTCAGATGCGGCGAGTTGTGGAGAAGCCCGAGCGTCTGCAGGGCCGACAGCGTGCCGCGCGCGGCCGAGTGCGCGTGCGCCTCTTTCATCACGAGTGCGCCGAAGCGCTGCGCGAGATTGTTCTTGAGTTCCGTCAAGCTGCCCGACGACGTCCACGGCCACACGATCGTGTCGAACCGGTCGTCGGCCATCGCCGCGATCAGAGTGGCGGCCGCCGGGTCCGACGTGCCGCCAGACAAAGCCGCGCCCGCCACGTTGGAAATCGCGAGTGCCACGCCTGTCGGCAGCGCTTCGCCCGGCCAGTAGCTGTGGCGCACATCGATCGCGTTGCCGAGTTCGCCCTTGTGGCGGCACGTTAGCGTGACCACGCCGGCCGCCGACGCGGCCGTGACGGGCAGATCGAGGTTGGCATTGATCGCGGCGGCCGTGGCCGTCGCGATCATCGTCGCAGTGTCGGCCGAGGCCACGCCGACCTCGATGTTGGCGCCGCCCACATAGATCTCGATCGTGCCGGCGGCAGTGGCAGGGCCGGTAAAGGTGAGCGTGCCGGTGGCCGCCACGCCTGCACCCGTATCGTCGGCGGCAAGCGCGTAGGTTTCGGTGTAGGTGTCCACTTGCTTGAAGGCGCGCACCATCGCCGCGAGCTGCGAGCCGCGCCCGAACCAGGCGTTCGCTTCGTCCACGTTCGAGATGAGCCGCACCGATCCGGCGGGCACGCTGCCCGCCGCCAGGCGCTGGCCGACGATCAGCGCCCTGTGGCGCTGGATGGGAAGCCCGCGCACCGCGCGCGAGGGATCGACCTCGACATAGGCGCCGGGCGTGCGCATCGAAATCGGGATCTGGCTGAAGGCGCTGGACGTAAGCATGGGATTGGCTCCTGTTCGGCCTGTGCGTTCGAGGGGGCGCGTTAGCGCGGCTTGGACGGGGCGCGTGTGCTAACGGCCCCGGTCTCCGAAGCGCCGGGCTGAATTGCCGGGGCGATCTCGACCTCGCCTTCGGCTTCGCGACGGCGCCAATGCACGCTGTCCTCGACTGTCTCGCCGGCGGCGTCGAGCACGCGCTTGCCGTCTTGATGCAAGACGGCATCGCTGGTCTTGGGGGTCACGCGGATCTGCGACATGAAAATCACTCCCGTGGTTTGATGGTCTGGGTGCCGTCGCGCGGCGGCACGGCGGGCAAGGTTTCGGACGCGCCTTGGTGCGGCGGAATGTCCCAATCGACGTTGACGGTCAGCAACTCGCCGACAGGCTGGCCGCGCGCGTGGCGCGTGGCGCGCACCGAGAAGCCGATGTCGAGCGCGTAGACGGCCAGGCGCTTAGCCTGCACGAGGCCATTGCGAACCGACTGCATGGCGCCGATCGCGACAGGCCGGGTCACGGGGACGCCGATCTCGTCGAGCCCCAGTGCCGCGCCGTCGAGCACAAGGGCTGCGTCGCCGACAAGCTGATAGGCGCCGACCTGGCCCGATGCGCCGGCACGGCCGCTGCCCTCGTTGAGGAGCGACTGCGCGCAGGCGAAAATCTGAAAGCGCAGATCGAAGATTTTATCCGCCCCTTGATCGTTGGGCTCGTCCCATCCCGAGAAGCTCACGAGCAAGGCCGGGAACTTCGACAGCACCTTGCCGACATCGTCGCTGTCGAACTCGCCGCCGTAGCTCGCGATCGTGCCGAGCGCGTAGGGCGCGCCCGCGAGCGCTGCCTTGAGGGTAGCGACCACAGCCCCCTCGATCTTGCCGAGCGGGATCATCGGTTGCCCCGCTCGAGGAAGATCGAAGCGCGCTTGGCGAGGCCCGCGAGATCGCCTTGCGAAAGACCGATAAAGGCGCGTGCGGGCAGAATGGTTTTTCCGCCGCGACCCGCACGGCCGCCGAATTGATGGATTGCCGCATAGACGAGATTGGTGCCGATCGCGACTTCGCGCGGACCCGCTTTGAACGTGATGCTGTCGCGCAGATGGCCGCGATCGACGAGCGTTTGGCCGTTGTCTTTCGAAGCGCGCTGCGAGCGACGCCAGGCCGTGCCGTCGGGACCGACATTGGTGCGGAAGCGCCGACGCGTCGAGGTGCGCAAGCTTTGCCCGAAGATTTCGAACAGCTCCGTCATGTCGCCCGCACGACGCCCGATCGCGCGCAGCGACTGCGCGACCGGCCCCAACGTGCTTGCGTCGATTTTGATCGCGACCCCGGTCATGCTCAAAATCCCGTCATCGTGTCGCGGGTGAAAAGGCGCGGCGGCACTTCGATCTCGGCCGTCGCCTGGCCGCCGCCGGCCGGCTCGGTGCCGGCGAGCTGCAGCACGAATTGCCCGGCCGCGATTTCCTGCAGGCGCTTGATTGCGCGCGTGTAGCCGTTCGAGAGGTCTTCGGACGGAATGTTCCGCTGCAGCCGGAAGCGCGCGATTTCGCAAGCAAGCGTCGTCAGAACAGGCGGCACGGTGCCTGCGATCGGCAGCGCGTAGCGCTTGGCCAGATAGCCGTCGATTTCCTCGCCCGCGTCGGCAAGCGCCTTCGCCACGACCGCCGCATCGATCGCATCGAGCGGCGGATCTGCGCGATCGGACACGGCGCGGATTTCGTCCGCGCCGTACCGATCGACCAGATCCTGTTGCGTGGCGTACGGCATGGCTTACTTGGGGTCCTTGCCGCCTTCGCCATCGCCGGCCTTGGTCTTCTTCTTGGCCGGGTCTTCGACATCGACCTCGACGGCAACGAGCATCGTCTCGGACTTCAGACGTTGAAGCTCTTCCTCTTCGAGATCGGCAATCGGAATGATCGTCGGCGTGGGGCCGAACTGGCGGCCGCAGCGCCAGAAGCTGTTGGTCTTCGCGACAACGTGGAGCGCTTTCATGCTGGCTGTTCCTTCTGTGGTTTCTGGTTCGGGCGCTGGTTCGGCTTACGTCAGATACTGGGTGACGATCGGCGTCGCCGTGCCCTTCCATTCGTTGGACTCGCCGCCCGTGGCCTGCTCGTTCATCAAGAGCTTGCGCGCAGCGCTTTCATTCGTCGGCCCGACAACCAGATGCGAAGGTTTGATGTTGAGCGGGCGGCCGTTGTCGGCCTTGAAAGCCAGCATGGCCGAGCGAGCCGCACTGTAGTTGGCGGCCGTAAGGGGCTGGCGCGACAGATATGCCATCTGCCACAGCCCGAAGCCGACATTGCAGCGGGTATCGACGCCGTAGACGTACTCGTTGCGATCAAACACGTTGTCGTCGGTCGGCTTGTCCTTACTGACAAACTCGGGCTTTTTGCGCTGCTGGAAGATGAAGGGCTTGATCTCCTTCGTGAGGTCCATCAGGTACCAGCGATTGCCCGCACCGCCGCCGTGGTTGACGGCAACCGACGTCGAGCCGTCGGCATTCAGAACCGGATGGTCGGTGTCGAAGAAGAACTGGCCGTCGTAGCAAAGCGCGCTTTCGGCCAGGACGAGGGCCTCGGCCAGAAGCTCGTCGGGGAACGACGCGGCGGCCGAGCCCATCTGCTTGAAGAAGGGTTTGTAGACGCCCCATTCGTCGTCTTCGATGCGCTCGCGCGGCACCGCGACGGTGTTTTCGAAGCTTCGGTTGCGGATGGTGAAGTCGTGGGTACGCAGATTGTTGAGGATGCGCGGTCCCAGCCATTCGCGGAAACGCGGCATGGCGCCGAGCCAAGGATAGACCTCCGACGATTTGGTCGAAGGCACTTCCATAGCGATCTGCTTGTAGAAGGAGTCGACCGCCTGGACAGACTCGAAGCCGCCCTGGAAGGCGGACTTGTAGCCGATGAACAGCGCTTCGATGCTTGCGCGATTGATGATCATTTTTTCTTGCTCCGTGGAATGGCTTGACGGGTTTTGGCTTTACGCGCGGCCGTGCGAACGCGGCCTAGACGATCTCGACCCAGACGCCGCGCGCATCGACGTCGTAGACGCGCCCCGCGATCGAGCGCGTGTTGGCGCCGTGGGTCTTGGCGACCATGTCGTCGTCGGCGATGAAGCAATTGGCGCCGATGTCGGCGCGCGTAACGAGGTCGCCGCCGGTCAAGCTGCGGAAGTAGAACACGCCGCGCCGCACGACGACCGAGACGGCGCCGGCTGCACCGCCGATATTGTTGGCCTCGACCATCGCCACGCCGACGGCCATGTCGGTGGCGGCGACGCGGCCCGGGCGCGCGAGGCCCGCCGCCAGGACGACGAGTGCGCCCTGGAAGATGCGCACGCCGGCATCGACCGGCAGGACGCGTTCGACGGGCTCCAGGTACTGGACGGTTTCACGGGGTGCGGAAAGCGGCATGGGCTAGATCCTTCTGGGTTCGAAGATTTTGAGGGGGCGCTTACGCCGTTTTCTTGGCCTTGGCGAAATCGGCATGCGAGATGCCCATGCCGTCCGCCACTTCGCGCTCGGCGGCCGTCAGGCCATCGGCACCGGTCGCAGACGCGACGGCCGGCGTATCGGTGCCGGGGTTCAGCACCGCCGGCATTTTCGCGACGTAGGTTGCAAAGCCCTGCGGGTCCTTGGTCGCGTATTCGAGCGCCCATTCCTTCGCGGCAGGCGCCACCTTGCCGGCAGCCATGGCGCTTGCGACGGCAGTCTGCGCCGTCTCGCCGGCCTTGCTCGCCTTGAGCTCGACAAGCTGCTTGTTCAAATCGGCGACGGTCGCGTGCAGGGACGCAAGCGACGTGTCGGTTTCGCCGCTTGCCGACTTGTTCTTGTCGGCCTTGGCGAGCGCTGCCGTCAGCACCGCCGCGATCTCGGCATTCGCGTCGAGACCCAACGAGGCCGCGGCGGTTTTGGTCGCGGCCGTTGCGGACGCGTCTTTGTCGAGCATCGCCTTGACGGCGGCGACGACGTCGGCCGGCGTGGCGCCGGCGGCGAGGCCCAGCAAGGCGACGAGCTGTTGCAAGAGTTCCATGGTCGGTTTGTCCTTTTCCTGTTTGGGGTCCTGTTCGATCGCGGAAGCCACGGCGGTGAGCGTCGTGAAATTCGGAACGTTGGTGAGGCCGGCGCGAAGGATGCGCGTGATCGTGCCGTCTTTGGCGTGGTCGAAGACCGGCGAGATGAAGCGATACTCGCGGCTCGCGACCGCGCGCCCGCCGCTGTCGGTCCATTCGACCGTTCCCCAGATGCCGTCGTCGCGCAGTTCGACATCGAGTATCCAGCCGGCGGCCGGCGCGGGTGCGCCGACGCGCGCGCCCAATGCAAGGTCAAGCGCGTGGTCGTAGTCGATCGGCATCGGGCGGCCGCTGGCAGTCGCTTTGGTTTCGGCAACGACGCGCGCGGCATTGGCTTTGTCGTTGCGATAGGGGCCGAGGCCGTTTCTGCCTGTCCAAACGCCGATAGGCATCAAATGCACGGCCTCGGGCGCGGGCCGCTCGCCGCTCGCAGACGCGGCGGCAAGTGCGATCTCAAGCGATGCGGCAACGGCGGTGAGGGTCACGCGATCTCTCTCAAGGGAAGCCGGAGAAACGTTCGGGTTTGGGTTGCCCGGTTTTGGATTGCAGCGGCGGGCGACGAATGGCACCGTACGAACTGCGGCACGGACCAGGCAGGACGACGCGCGTCGCCCGGACCCAGTGTCGGGGGTGCGGTCGGCACGTTCCGGGACCGGATCGGGGGCGAAACCAGCCGCCGGGCGCGAGACCGCCCGCCAAGAGCCGCCCGGCACGCCCGAAAATCGCCCGCTAACGCATACCTAACGCATGCTCCGGCGTGCGCCCGCACCAGGGCTAGCCCCGTGGGGGGTGTCGGGCGCCCCAAAGCGTTAGCAGCGGCCCGGCCAAAACCGGCCCGGCGGGCCATCGAAGCGACCGGCCATTGACCCACGGTCGGAACGGGGGCATAAAACAACCACCGTCGTCGGGTGGGTCGCGCCCCAAAGTCCCGACGGGGGAAGCCAGGCTGGCCGACGGACCTGTGCCACCATCCGAAAAATCGCCTCACGACTCCGCCCCCGGTTTTTTCGGGCGGCCGCGTTCGTAGATGCGGGTGCCTTTGCGCACGTTTCCGATTTCGCGATCGGACATCAGAAAATTGAAGCCGCTCCAAATGCCGTTGTCCTGCTCGGCGACGAAGGCGACCGAGCGCTCTTTGCCGAGCTGCAGGCGTTTCACGTAGCGACGACGCAAGCGCACGGCACCGGTCTCGGTGCTGCGCGCGAAAGTGGTCCAGATCTCGGCCGGGTCTTCGATGAGCTCGGGAATGAACGGAAAGAACCGCTCGCGGTGCGCAGCGAGGCGCTTTTCGTCGGCAAGCAAATGATCGACGATCGCGTCGTTGATGCGCACGCGGCCGCCCGTCGGATCGACGAAGGTTTTTTCGTCGCCGCCGATCGCGTCGCGCAACACGGCGCGCATGGCATCGCCATCGCCCGGCGAGACTTCGGCTGCTTGCTTCGCGCGCGCGGGCTCGGCTTTCAGCGGCGACGCGCGTTCGGGCGGAGGCACCAGCGGCGAGACGATCTCTTCGAAAAGGCCCGCGCGTTCCATCGCGAGACGTTCGGGACTTAACGCCAGGCCCGCCGCCTCGCCGACGTTGGTGCCGAATCCGACGTCGATGCCTTTGGGCACCTGGACCGGCATGTCGCCGTCGGCGGTCTTCACGGTGCGCGTTTCCATCTCGACCGGCGGGGCTTTGTCGGGCTCAATCCCCTCTTCGTCGAGATCGACTTGGTCGAGCGCTTCGACCGTGCAGCGGCAGTTCCAGCCATTGGGCGGATAGTGCGTTTTCCAGAACGCATCGTCGGCATCGAGCACCAGCCCGTCCCACTGGCGATGCTCGTCGCGCGTGCGCTCGTCCTGAACCGCGACGTAGCGCAGCCACTTGTGCGTCTTCTTGGTGCGCTGGATTTGCGCCCATTGGCCGGCCGCGCGCGCGGTACGCAAATTGGTGTCGTAGATCACGCCCGTACGCCAGGCGCTGCCCTTGGCGCTGTCCGCACCCGTGTAGTCGGTCCAACCATTGGCCGCGACGATGGCAGCAAAGTCTTTGCGGAAATCGGCGAGCGTGGTGCCGTCCGCCAACGCCTTGTCGATCGCGGCACGAAAGTCGGCGAGCAGCTGCGCATTGGTGGCACCCGCGATCACGAAGCCGCGCGCGTGCATGCCCTCGTAGAGGGTGCGATAGTCCTTGCTCGGCATGTCGATCTTCTGGCGGAAAAACGCGATCGCCTCGTCGAACGGCAGATCGAATGCGCCCGGTGAAGAGTTGGCCGGCGAGCTTGTCATGGCTTGCGCCTACTCTTGCCGCGCGCGGGCGGCACGGCAGCCGCACCCGACAGATGGGCGAGCGTCATGCCGTCGCGCATGGCGGCGGCGAAATCGTCGGCCGACAATTCGCCGGCCATGCCCAACAGCGCGTCCGAAAGGTCGTCGAAGCTGCCGGCATTCGCCACGGCTTTTTCGATGCGCGCGAGCTGGGCAGCGATGGCAGGCTCGGCCGCCGCCGCAAGCTTGGCAGCGATGCGCGCCGTATCGTCCTGTTGGGCTTTGGCCTGCTGCGCCGCCAGCGCATGGAACGCGTGCGCGAGTGCATCGCTCGACACGGCCGATGCGGTTGCCGCGCGCGGCGCGGCCGGCGGCATCGCTGCGCTTGGCATTGCAGGGGGCGGCGCTTTGAGCAGCACCGCACCCGGCTTCGGATCGGCGAAGCCGAGCTTGTCGCGCACGACGCTCGCTTCGACCTCGAGGCCGAGCGGCACAAGCTTCGTGAGCGCATCGGCCATCGTCTGCACGTCGAGCGTCTTGGGCGAAACGAAACGCAAATTCGGATAGCGGCGCTTCGTGGCGTTGGGTGCCGGGCCGAAATTCAGATCGACGAGCGGTTCGACGAGATCGCGCCGCAGCGATTGGGCGAGCTGCAGCGCGTCGGCATCGCGAATGTCGATGCGCACGTCGTTCTGCACCTTGCCGACCGCGTAGCCGCCGGCGACGGCATCGGTGGTGCCGGTCTGGCCCAGCACGAGTTTGGAAAGCTGCAGATCGCAATAGGTCGCGAACTTTTCGAACATAGCGCCGTCGCGATTGCCGCTCGCCTCGACGAATTCGATGGCCATCGATTGCGGGATGATCGCGGCCGCGTCGGCCGCGATGCTGGCGATCGCGCGCAGCAGCGTGCGTTTTTCCTCGGGTGTGGCGCCCGCATGGTATTTGCCCACGCGCAACGGCATGCCGTAGATCTCGGCGAACTGCAGCCAGTTTTTGAGATCGAAGTTTTTGAACAGATAGACCCAGGCCGCCGGCCGCGCCAAACCGCTTCGCGCGGGCAAACCGGATTTTGCCTGGATGTTGCAAGTGATGAACTTGAACGGCGCCAGCGGCTTCAGTTGCGGGTTGCTGCGCGAGTCCGGCCGAGCGAGAGCGCCCGCACCGGGTTCGCCCGGCTGGCTGCGCAGCATCGGCGTTCGGCGGTCGAGCGGATCGAAATCGATCCAGCGCGGATCGACCCATTTCAGTTTCTTCGGCACCCACCTGTCGCCGGAGAGGTCCCAGATATTCTCGGTGATGCTGATGCCCTTGCCGATGGCGTCGAGCATGTCGAAGAGCGCGGTGCGCACCACGTCGCCGGTCATCACGTCGCGCACGAAATCCGCGATCTCGACGTCTTGCGCCTCGTCGCTGGCCGCCTCGACCATCGGTTCGAGCGAGGACGCAGCAAGCTTGCGCGTGCGCAACACCGACACGTAGTGCCCGTCTTTTTCTTCGATGCGTTCGGCAAGCTCGAAATAGCTCTGCGGGTCGCCAGCCTCCGACTCGCGCAGCAACGACGCCAAACGAACCGGCGTAAGGCCGGTCGACGGATCCTGCGCATCGACGGTGCGCAAGCCCGTAAGCGTGGGCGCAGCCTCTTCGCGCATCAGACGCAAGCGGTCGATCGGCTCGCCATCCGGTCCAAGCAAAACGCGCGTGTCAGGGTCCGGCATCAGAACGAGCCTCCTGCAAAGATGCCGACTTGCGCTTCATCGTCGCCTTGCGTGTCGGCGCGCATGCGCATGTCGCGGGCGTTGCCATGTTCGGGCAATGCGGCCTTCAGCACGGGCGTGTAGTCGTATGCGATCGGCTCGGCCGTGCTTGCGTAGCGCGCAAGTGCGCCGGCAATGCCGGCGTCGCCATGTCGGCCGAGTCCGTCGCTGCCGACGCGACTGGCTCCCGGCGGCAGGCGTGCAACGCCGCCCACCAGTTTGAACTGCATCAGATCGTCCACCACGTCGGCGTCGCGCGGCACCAGGAATATGCCGTCGTCGAGCCCGGCCTTGAGCTTGGGCATGTGCTCGCGGTACCAGCCATCGCTGAGCTGGATCGGTTCGATGCGGCTGCCGTAGGCCTGCATCGCGACCTCGGCGAGATAGGCGCCGTTGCCGCCTTTGTCCATCGCCCCTTTGACGAGGCGCGAACCCAGCGCATTGCAAACGAAGAACAGGATTTGACGTTGCTGTTCGAACGGCACGCCGCTCATCTCGACAAGAAACGGCGGCCGCCACACAAGCGCTTCGTCGCGCTGGATCGGCCACAGCACGGAGCGATCGACCTCGCGGCCGAAATCGAGGCCGAAGGCGGCGATGCGGTGCGGATGCAATTCGCCAAGCAGCGGCGCGACGTTCGCAGCCAACCACGCATCAATGTCGGCTTCGCGCGCCGCGACCGGCAACATCGTGAAGGCCGCGTCGCGCGCGATGCGCAAGACCGGCACGTCGATCGTGCGCGTTTCGAGAACTCCGCGCGAGAGCCAGGTACCCGAGCCGGCCGCCGGCACCACGTCGAGCTCTTCGGCAGAGCCGGTTCCGTAGAAGCCATAGATTTCGGCGCGCCAGGCGGCCTCAGCTTCCGGCGACCATTGTTTGCCTTGCACGTAGCAGATGCGTTTGTAGAGCCCGTCCGCCAACGCATCGTCGAACGTCGTGCGCAGCACCGTGCCTTTGCGCTTGCCCGCACGGATCTCCAGGATCAGACGATTGAACGGATTGTCCGCACCGTCGTGCGAGCTGATGACGACGACGCGCCCGCCCCAAATAAGCAGCGCCATCGCCGCTTTGAGCACTTCGTCGAGATCGTCGTGGAACGCGGCTTCGAGAGGATCACGAGACCCTGGCGGCCGCGAAGGCTGCGCGGCTTCGAGGTGAGGGCCACGATCTCGAAGCCGCTGCCGAAAGCGATGCGGAACGCGTTGACGCCTTTCTCGCTGCCGTCGTCGAACAGAAATTCGTGCACGCTTGCGGCGGCCGGCTCGATCGCGCGCGCGAAGCTCGCGCACGTATCGACGAACTCGCGCGTCATGTCGAGCGCGTAGCCGAGATAGAGCACGTCCATGCCGCCGGCGGATTTCGCCTTGGCGGCCGTCAGCACGGCGGCCGACGCGACCGCCCATGTGATGCCGATGCGACGGCTCTTCTCGTAAACGACCAAAGCGTCGGTCGAAGCCGAATGGAAAAGCCGTTGCTGGTACGGCAGCAAGACCGTTTCGATCTGGCGCAACGGCGCCGATACGGCGGGTACCGGCGGCGGCGCAACCGCCTGCGGCTTGGTCTTGCCGGTCTTGCTCGAGGAAGATTTTTTCGCGACGGCTTTCACGTCTGCACCTGCGATGCTGCGGGTGGTGCCACGCCCAAGATCGTCGCCGCGATCGTGTCGGCGAGCTCGGCCGAGATGCCGGCGGCTTTGGCGGCCGACTTGGCGAGCTCGGCCGCTTTGGTGCGCGCGCGTTTCTCGACGGCTTCGACGAAGGCGGCATTGTCGCGGCTGGCCCCAGTGAGGCTCTTGATCGCCGACGCGAGGAACATCGACTCCTTGGGATCGAGTTTGACCGCCTCGCCCTCTTCCGAGATCATCACGCGCGTGAGCAACGACTGGGCAAGCTCGACATTGAGGCGCTGCACGTCGCCTTCGCCGCGCTCGCCGAGCTGCGCCACCAAGGCCGTCGCACCTTCGCGCGCCTCCTTGAGGATGGCGCCCATCGCGTCGATGCGTTTGGTATGGCGCGCCAGCGACGAGCGCGAGATTTTCGCCGAAGGTGCAAGCGTCTGCAGATGCGCCAGGATTTCGTCGAGCGTGCATCCCTGCTCTTCGCGCAGGCGCGCGATCTCCTTGCGCAGCTGCAGCGGCAAACGGTCGATGGCGGATTTGCGCCCCATCGGCCTAACGCCGCCGCATGCGTGCGACGTCACGCATGGTCATCGCGCCGACGGCTTCTTGACGCCAGGCGCGATCGCGCGGCCGTTGGCCACGTCTTCGCCGCGTCCAGTCAAGGTCGCGACCGTGAGCACGTCGAAGCTCTGCAGCGACGCAAGCCCCGCCTCGGCAAGCCACTGCAGCTCGATGCGCACCTGGTCGCGGGTGGCATTGATGCCGGCATTGCGCACGACATCGACGAGGATCGAGTCGTTGAGCTGGTGAGCGGGCGAGATCGCAAGCGTGCGCAATAACGCAATGCGCAGATGCTCGCGCCAGGCTTCGTGGAGATTGGCAGATGAACCGGTCATGCGCGCCCGCCTTGCGAGAGAATGTCTTCGTGCCGTGCTTGTGTTTTGCGGAGCTCTTCAAGGTCCTTGTCGTGCCCGGCCGTTTCGGCGCGAATGGCTTTGAGATCGCCGCCGACATCGCGCAGCGACAGCGCCAGCTCGTGCAGATCGTCCTTGCTCGGTAGGTTCTTGAGCGCCAGCTCCACGCGGCCGATCAGGGCGGTGAGCTCGGCCATGCGTTCGCTGCCCGCACTGAAGCGCTCACGCGTTTCTTTGCGGTGGGTTTCGAAATCCGCGTGCAGCGCGCGGGCGGCAACCTGTTTCGAAAGATCGTCGGCGAAGGCCTCGAACGCCGCCTTCGACACAAACTGGCCGCGCAGAAGATAAAGCAGCACCGACGCCACGAAGGTGACGGCAGAGATTGCGTAGTGCACGAGTTGGAAAGTGTCGTTGTTCATCGTTCACCTGAAGGCGCAAAGGCCATTGCAGTCGGTCCAGTCGGGGTGTGCTTCGCGGATCGTGCGCGGCAGCGAATTGCCGCAGCGAACGCAGATGCGGTCGGCGAGTCGGGCGCGCGCGACGGCGCGTGCGATGCCGGTTTCGCGCGCGTCGGCTTCGCGGTCCTGCGCGCGCTCGACATCGTCGATCACGTTTTGCCTCGCATCATCGGCTTGGCGCCGCCGGAGCCGCCCGCACGTTGGGCGGCTCCGGCTCTGTGGTCTTGCGCGCCATCAGCATTTCGATGAACGTCGGGGGTGCGGACCCGGCGGCGACGGCTTTGTCGCGGCTCCGCTGCACCACCTGGATGCCGAGCACGGAGAGCGCGATGCCCCACATGACGGTCATGGCGCCCATAAGCTGCGCCAATGCGGGCAGAATGTCGGCTGCTCGGCCGGGCACGGCCGTCGCGTACGCGATCGCGAATGCGATGGCGGCCGCCTGCAGGCCCCAGGTGGCTGCAGCCACATAGCCGAAGAACGGCCGCCAGCGACGCGTGAAGGCATCTTCGCTTTGCGCCTCGGCGCGGATGGTCGCATTGACCTCGCTCAACGCCGTCTGGAAATCCTCGCTCTCGGTTTTGTCGAGCGCTTCGATATGGCGATTGCCCTCGGCGAGCTGTTCGGGCGTGATCGTCTTCGTGCCGATCGCAGTACCGACATCGGCCAAAGCGGCCGACGCGGTCTTTGCGATCGGGTTGTCGATCTTGCCGAGCGCGCCGCCCACGAGCTTGACCAGCAGCGGCAGTCCAAGCTGGGCAAGCATGGCGGGCAACATCAGAGAAGCCCCCTCAAGCCATGGATGCCGATGAGGATGCCGGCGACGAGAAGCACCAGGCCGAAACCGCCGTCGCCCGTGCCGCGCGCATCCCTGACGATCCCGAAGCCCAAGCTGCCGACGGCGAAGCCGATCGCGAGAAAGAGCCAGTCGAAAAAGCTTTCCATTGCGGGGTTCCCTAGAAAACGTCGCGCCAGAACACGTGCGCGCCGATGCGCACCTGCGGTTCGCGGCCTTTCGCCCAGTCGGGCGGATTGCTCTTGAAAAGACGTTCGGTCATGTAGGCGACGGCGCCGCCGGTCGGGTCGAGAAAGCTTGCGGCAAGCATGGCGCCGTTGGAGGCGGTGTCGTTTGCGCTCGCCGGTTGCCAGCCCCGCCACGCCAGGTCCGACGTGCAGACGGCGACGGCGTAGGCCATGCGAAAAACCGCGTCGTCGAAATCGACGGCGCGCAGCTTCGGCAGGTTCGGGTCGTTGGCGTTCCAGCACGAGAACTGCCACGGCTTGCACGCCACGCCTTCGATGCCTTCGCCCCACCAGTCGGGCTTGTTGTCCGCACCGATGTCGGCGCGTGCGCGATTGAGCACGATCCAGGCGACGGCAATTTGGCCAAGCAGCGTTTCGCCGCGTGCCTCGCCCCAGATGGTGCGGGCGAGCACGTCGATGTCGTTGCGGCTCGGTGCTGCGAAAAGTCGTGGGGCGAGCGTCAGGCGGCGGGGCGGGTTTTGCATCCGCCGAAGATGGCCGGTTGCGTGCCCCTGCCGCAGGGCGACGCGCGTCGCCGGACGCTCCGACATACGATTGCACGCTGCGACTTTTGCGGCGCGCGAGTCAAGCGACCCGGCACCATGCGTTCGCGGCTAGCGCTTTCGGGCGAGCCTGGCTGCGATTTTCAGCGCACGCGCGGCCTGGGCGCGCAGCTCGGCCGCCAATGCCGGCAGATGCTTGGCAGGGCACACGCGTTCGCCGTTCGAATAGGCTTGCGCCAGGCGCTCGCTGATCTTCCACACGCGCGCCATGTGCGTAGGTCCGCCGGCGGCGTCGATGCCCGCCCATACGGCGAGCGTGCGGGCGGCGTCGTGTTTTGCGCCGGTCGATTTGGAAAAACGCCGGCGCATCAGAGCAGCTTCAACGACAGCTGTTCGCGGTCGTCGGGTGCGGCAAGCCACCTCTGTTGCGTGCGAATGGGAATGCGCAGGCGGCGCGCGATCTCGGCGCGGCCGACACCTTGCGCATGCAGCCAGCGGAAAAGATGGTAGTCGGCCAGCGGCACGTAGATGCGCGCACCCACGCCCAAGCGATCGACGATGCGCGCAGCGGCTTCCGTTCCCACGATGGACGGCAGCAATTCGCCGTCGCGCGCAATTTCGAGCAGGGTGGCGCCGCGCTTCTCCGACAGCTTGAGTGCGGCTTCGAGTCCGCCCGCTTCGCCAACGGCCTCGGCGATCTCGGCCAGGACGGCCGGCAGCGGCCGGCCGTACGGATGGCGATTTTCGTTTTTTCTCACGACGCACGATCTCTCAGCGCGCCATCATTCAGCGCAGGGGCTTTCCGCGCCGCACGCGTTTGGGCGCGGGCCAACTCTTTGCGTAGCCAAGCGCCCGCGCGCCTGACGAGAACGAGCGTCCAATAGGCATCGGTCGTGCGCCAATCGGAGAGCTCGCCGCAGGGGAGAATGACGCGCGCCCAATTGTCGAAATGGAATTCGTCGAGCTTCGCATCCGGGTCCTGCAGACAAACACGACGGATCCACAGCACGCGCAGCAGGGCGCGATTGAAATCGGCGGCCGATGTTCCTTCGGGCAGCGTATCGACGGCGAAGCCTTCACGGTTGCACCAGTCCTTGAGCGCTTCGACGATCTTGCGGGCACGCGCCGGCGGCAGAAACTGCAGCGCATCGACATGCGCGATGCGCTTGGCGAACGCCGCCAGCGCGTTCTCCGACGGGTCGCGCACAGCGCCCAAATGCCACAGCGACAGCCACAAGGCGCGCATCTTGCGCGCGACCGGGTCGTCGGCGCGGGCGCGCGTACCTGCACGCTTGGGTGCTGGAGCCGCAAGCGGCCTGAAACCAAGTCGGCGGAACTCCTGAAGCACGGCCGCACGGCCGGGCGCGTCGAGATCGGCCGACGAGCGTTTGCCGGTCAAGCGCTCCAAGAGATCGCGATAGGACTCGTCCGACAAGGCGAGCAGCTTCTTGGCCGTGTGGATGGCGGCGAGATCGCGACGGCGCGCGTGCGGATCGGCTTCGAATGTCGAACTCATGCGTATTGCCCCCGCTGCCAAAAGGGTTTGCCGGAATCGTCGGAACCGGACTCGTCGGAAGCTGCCTCGCTGACGATTCCCGGCGCGTCCGCCTGCGCCTTCGGCGCAAGCTCTGCCTTGAGCGTCGCGGCGACGGCTTCGCGCAAGGCGCGCTCGCGGGAGCGGCGACGGCCGCGCGGCGCGCGGATCCACGCTTCGCGCAATTCGTGCAGCTCGGCCGCCGTCGGCATGGGCATCACCGCTCGCCGCCAACGCTGCGCGACGGGGCGTCGAACTTGCCGACCTCGTTGCCCCAGCAATCCCAGCCAGCACGGCTTTGTCGCGCGAACAGCTCGGCGCCGAACTCGTTGGGCAAGATGCCGTCCATGTAGCGATGCGCGTTCGGCGGCTTGCGGCTGTGCTCGCGACGGCGCGCACGAAACAGGTTCGGCGAGCGCGCGGCAACGCGCATGTCGATCGGCGGCGAACCGATCTTGCCGATCAGATAGTGTTCCGACACCGACCGCATCCAATAGCCGGTTCCCCAGCTCGACTTGCGGTGCACCGTCGTCTTGTGCCACGTGCCGGCCGTCACGAACGCGAAGCCCCAAACGCGCAGCAGGTCGAGCGCGAAATCCAAGCGCGGGCTCGTGGCCCAAAGCCACAGCGCGCAGTCGCGACCGGCGAGCTGCCCGACGGGCAGGGCCAGCAGCTCGGCGTCGGACATCAGCGCATAGTGCGCGTGCGGGCTCTTGCCCTCGCCCTTCTTCGAATAGAGATCGAACCACCACGGCGGGTCGGCGATGAGCTTGCCGTATTTGAACGGCAGCAGCCCGCCGAAGGGCCAGCCGGACTTTGCGGCCTTCGGTGCGGGCGCGGGTGCAGGCGGCTCCTGCAGCGTTAGCGCGAAGGGCGGTGCCGCCGCGCGCTCACGGTTCGGCGCATCTTCAGACATGGCTTCGGTGCTCCGGCTTGAGATCGATATCGATCGGCACGCGCCCGGCCGTCACGGCGCGCGCGAGTTCCCACACCTCGTAGAAGGCAAGCAGATCGGCGATGCGACGGCGCGACGCGGCGCGGCAAGCTTCCTTGGCCGGCCGCGCGAATTGCCAAACCAGCATCGCCGCGAATTCCTGGCGCTGGGTGGTTTCGGCTTGAGATGCGGGCGACGTCATGTGCGGGCCGCCAGTCGGCGGCGCGCGCGCAGGCAAGCGGCACTCGTTCGATACATCGGTAGTTCGGCAACTGCGCCCGCACCGTCAAACGCCAAATCGTGGGAAATCTCGCTGCACACGGCCGGGCGGTGTTTGGTCCAGAAATCGTCGGCCGAGATGAAGTACTCGCGGTCGCGGCCCCTTGCCCAAGCCGAAAGCGCGTCGTATCGTTTTTTGACAGGCGCGATAGCCGCGTCGATCGCAGCCTTCGCGGTTGCGGCCTCGGCTTGCGTCTCGAAAACACCGATGATCGCCTCTTCGGAAAACTCGTAGTCGCTGCGGTACCAAACGAGCAGATAAACGCTACGCTTGCTCATTTTGCGCCCCGCTCGTCCGCCGCAATCTTTTCTCGGATTGTCTTCGCGATTTTTCTTGCGGCTGCCGCATGGGTCGGATCGACCTCGGGCGCTTGCCAGTGTCGGCACGCTGGATCCTTGGCGCGGATGTCGCTGCCCGGTCCGTGCGTCCAGCTCTTGCGCATCAGGTCGCATTTGCGCCAGATGCCGCCATAGCTGAAGCGAACGTAGTGGCGGCAGGTCTTGCAGCTTTCGCCCGACGGGCCGCTGCCGATCGGCGCCGCGTGGCCGGTCTTCTTGGCGCGCGTGCGGCCGCGCAAGCTCGGCATCGCACCTTCCAGCATCGGCGCGCCGAAGAGATCGCGATCGATCACAGCAGCCTCCAATGGATAAGCTGCCCTTTGACTTGACCGGCGCCGTCGGCCCTGGGCGCAAAGAACGCGACGAGCTCGGGCCAATCTGCAAAGCCATCAAGCTTGGCGAATTCGTCGAGCGCATAGAACGAGTCCAGGCGCGTGACCGCGCGCCCCCCGCCCGCCGTGTCGCGGCAGAGCG